ACTTCGTGATCGCCAACGGGCGCTTCGCCCTGGAGCCAGCGGTGCCCGTGGATGCCGCCGGCAACATCAGCAAGGGTCCGGTGCCAATCTCTGCGATGTTCACCAGCGGCAACATCATCGAGGACACCTTCAAAATCGACTATCTGGAAGCTGAGCAGCGGAAAGACTTCATCGCACTGCTGACCTGGCGCGAGGAGCACGTCAACGACTTCGCCGAAGAGAAGACGGTCTCTGTGATCTGGAACGATGCGGCCGGGGCCAGCTACCCAATCGAGTCCTTCCGCATGACGGACTTCTGTTGCAGCGAAGAGCATGCAGTCATGTTCGCGAAATACTCCCTCTCGGTACGTCGGAGGGTCACGCACACCGTGTCCTTCAAGACGACACCCTACGGGCTGAACTTGGCACCTGGCCACTTCATCCGTGTCTCCACGATCGCCAGTCCCTACCACGCAGCCAACAACGGCGTCATCGCCGCTGATGGCACCGTGACTGGCATCGGCGTCACATCAGACGGGGTGTACCCTGTCTTGTATTACGACCGCCACGTTGAAGATGTGGTCGAAGGAACGATGAGCGTATCGAACGGCAAGGTAGAAGATCCTGCTCTACTTGACACGCTCTTCACTATCAAGTACGCAGAGGCATCTCAAGGGGTCTATCAGGTGGAGCAACTCACGCTCGATGAAGATGGGCTGGTGGAGATTGTGGCGTCAGAGCACCCCGTTGACGCGGGCCTCGTTAGCCTGATCGCAAAGGACCTCACGGAAGCAGGCGTCTTTCGACAGGACTACTGATGGCATACCCCGATCTGGTCCCTACCGCTCGCAGCTTCGACCCAGGCAACTGGCCGGTGAAGGAGTTCCGCGCCCAGGATGGCGCTGAGGTGCGGCTGATGTACGGCAACAAGCGCACCGGCATGCAGCTGTCGCTGAGCTACGACAACATCAGCGACCCCAACGCCGAACTGTTTCTCCGGCACTTCAATGAGGTGCTGGGCACCTTCAGCACCTTCACGCTGACCAGCATTGCCGGGGCGAAGAAGGGCTGGACCGGTAGCAGCGATGCCATCGAGGCCGAGGCTTGGGGCAACCGCTGGCGGTATGCCGAGCCCCCGCAGGTCACTAGTGTCAGGCCGGGGGTCAGCAGTGTGACCGTGAACCTGATCGGAGTGTTCTGATGTTCTTCTCTGGCAACCAAGGCCAGCTGCTGATCGACGGGCAGAAGGCCGCCAAGGTCTCAGGCTGGAGCCTGTCGTCCAGCCTCGGCCTGCTGGACACCACCAGCCTGGAGGACACGGATCGCACCAGCACTCCCGGCATCCGCTCCACCACCGGCAGCGCGACGCTGTTCTATTACGCCCCCGACCCCGGCGAGACGATCCGCAATGACGCCTCGGTGCTGCTCAACAAGCTGATCAAGGCGCGGCTGGCGGGCCAGCAACCCGGCCAGGCCAGCGAAACCCAGAAGGTGACGCTGCGCCTGGTGATGCAGGACGGCTCCACCATCGGCAAGTTCATCCAGGTGGACGCCTACCTGACCAGCGTCGAGATGCGGATGGCGGTCGGTGAGGTGCTCAGCGCCCAGGTGGCCTGGGAAGCCACCGGCGCACCCAGCAAGGTGGACCTCTGATGGCTGGCGTCTACCTGGGGGAGAGCGGTCGCGTCGAGCTGATGCGCCACAGCCGCAACGCCCCGCTGACGGGCGCCCTGCACCCCACCAATGTCAACGTTGGGCGGAGACGCTTCAGCTTCGCCTTCGACCCCAGCTCCCTGATCAGCGGCGACCTGATCACGATCACCCGCCTGGGGGGCGGCAACCTTGAGCTGGTGGACAACCACCCCTACCCTGATGGTCGCTGGTACTGCCACGTCGATGACGCAGGGGGCGTTCGGCTCTACGACGACTTCCGCTCTGCCATCAACGGTGATATCGCTGACGCCAAACACCTTGTCGAGCCCACGGCCCTCCAGCAGGTGAGTGTGCTGGCGGTGGGGCGGCAGCACCGTGGCCTGGCAGGCATCACCGAGTGGACCCTGACCACCAACCGTGAGGCCGCCGACCTGACGACGCTGGGCGAGGAGCACCGCCGCTTCTACAACGATGGCCTGATGAGCGGCCAGGGCAGTCTGAGGTGCTTCTGGAACTACGAGCAGTCCCTGTGCGATGACGGTGCTGCCCGCCAGGACAACGCCGAACTGCCCCACTACATGGCGCAGCTGGTGCTGCGTTGCCAGCTGGGGGCGGAGTTCATGGGCGCCTTCTACATCAAGGCCGGCGACGTGACCCCGGTCAACGCCACGCCCAACATCGGCTCCCACGAGGACTTCATCTGGTGGGAGGCGAAGTGCTTGGTCACCAACGTGGGGATGACCTTCACGCCGGGGCAGCCGATTGCCACCGCCATCGAGTTCATCACCACCGGCCCCATCCACCTCAAGATGGGCACCCCGCCGGAGTGCCTGCTCAAGGAAGACGGGTCACTGCTGCTCCAGGAGGACGGCACCCGCATCCTGTTGGAATCGGACTGATGCGGTGAATAGATTGGCTGTAGCACGGTCTACCAGTCAGTCGTCATGCCGGATCTTGAGATTTCCAAGCTGCCGGTACTGGCGGGCTCTGCCCTGCAGGCCACCGATCCGCTGCCCCTGGCGGACCTGAGCGCCAGCGAAACCAAGAAGGTCACGGTCAAGGATCTGCTCCAGTCGGGCATCGCCCTGATCGACGACCTCTCGATCCCCAGCTCCAAGTTCCAGCTGATCATCCCCACCAGCGGGGTCGGCACCACGGAGCTGGCTGACAGTGCGGTGACCGCTGCGAAGCTGGCGGCCAACTCCTCGGCAGTGCTGAGCCCCACCGCCACCAGGGCAGTGGGAGCCTTCATTGGGCAGCTCCACTACGACAACGCCACCGGCCTGGCCACCATCTGGGACGGTGGCACCTGGCAGGCGTGGAAGGCCGCCGGCTCCCTCAACTCCGTCACGGCAGACACCACCGGCGTCATCCACGTCAAGGCGGTGCAGACCGGTGACGTGGTGGCGCTAAACGCTGAGCCTGCCCCGACCACGGCCGGCGGGGAGTTCCTGGCGGGGCCACCGACAGCCGGTGGTGTGGTGACGGCCAGAGCCATCGTCCCTGGCGATCTGCCCAAGGCCAGCACCCTGGCGGCCGGTGTGGTGATGGTGCCGCTAGGCCAGGGCCTGCGGATTGACGGTGGGGCCAGCGGCCTCGACGCCAGCCTGGAGATCGCCAACGACGTGGTGGCCAGCGGCACGGCCCAGCTGGTCACCTACGACCACAAGGGACTGGTGACGGGCGGCCGCGCCTTGGCGGGCACGGATCTGCCGGTGGCGACCACCAACACCCTCGGTACCATCGCCACCGGCACGGAGTTCGCCATCGGCGCGGGCAACCACCTGCGCCATGCCAACTCCGTCACCGCTGGCACCGGCATCAAGGTCACCTTTGACGCTGCGGGGCACGTCACCTCGACGGCACCGCTGGTCGAGTCGGACATCCCTGGCCTCAATGCCAACAAGATCGTCAGCGGGGTGTTCCATTCGGACCGCGTGGCGGACCGCAGCATCACCGCCGACAAGCTGGCGAACTACGCGCTCGCCTTCATCCAGGAGGTGGTGCCGACCGCCGGGGTCAACGCCCACCCCATCGGGATGACCTGGCTGCAGGAGAGCACCGGTCAGGTGTCGGTGTGGAACGGCAACAGCTGGATGAAGACAGGTGCCAGCACCCTGTTCAACCGCAACCTGCGCTACGGCGGCACCTACGACGCCACCACCGGCGTGATCACCGGCGTGACGCAGTTCGGCACCGCCGAAGGCGTCAAGGTTGGTGATCAGGTGCCGGCGGGTGACGACAAGATTGCCGGCCTCTACTTCGTAGCCTCAACAACAGGCAGCAGCGCATCACTGGCTGGCGGCGCCGTGATGGATGCAGGTGACTGGTTGCTGTGTCATGGCACTTCTGCTGGGTGGGTGCGAATCGACACGCTGAGTGGTGCCGGCGGTGGTGGTGGTGGTGGTGCCAGCTACCTCGACGATCTGCTTGATGTCGTGATCACTGCGCCAAAAAGTGGTGACACGCTGCGCCTTGCGACCAACGGCCAATGGGTGAACTTACCGGCTAGCGACCCCTCGCTGCAGGCCACCACAACGGTGCCAGGCATTGTCGAGCTGGCGACGGAAGCTGAAGCCGAGGCTGGTACTGATGCCGTGCGGGCCGTGACGCCTGCCGGGTTGAAGGCCGCGATCATCAAGACAAGCGGCGGTGCCAGCGCGACAGCGCCGACCAGCCCGGGCCTAGGTCAGACCTGGACGGACACCAGCAAGTCGCCGCCTGTTGTCAACGTCTGGGATGGGACGAAGTGGGTGGCCGTTGGTGCTGCCCCACCGGATGCCAGCACAACGGTCAAGGGCATCGTTCAGCTAGCTGACGGCGCGGCGGTGCTTGCGGGCACTGCCGGCCGGGTGGTGACTGCCGACCAGCTGAAGGCCACCAACGATGCGATAGCTACAGCAGCAGGCAGTGGCATCACGGCCATCAACGCGACAGCACCGGTCACGGTCACGGGGACCGGCAACACGCGCACGGTGGCAGTGGGGGATGCCAGCACTACAACCAAGGGTGTGGTGCAGCTGGCCGATGCGACAGCCATCACCGCCGGCACCGCTGGCCGGGTGGTGGATGCCGCCCAGCTGAAGGCGATCACCCCCGGACCCGTCATCAGTGGTGGCATCACCGCCGTTGCCGCCCTGGCGATCGACTGCAGCCTGGGCAACTACTTCACCAAGACGGTTGCCGCCGACAGCGCCTTCACCTTCTCCGGTGCCCCTGCTGCCCGCAGCTACGCCTTCACGTTGAAGGTGATCCACACCAGCGGCGCCATCACCTGGCCTACTTCCGTGAAGTGGCCAGGCGGCACTGCTCCTGCCCCCACGGCCGGCAAGACGCACCTGTTCATGTTCCACACCGACGACGGTGGCACCAGCTGGTGCGGTTCCTGCCTGCTCAACTACACCACCTGATCGCGATGGACTTAATCACGCAGATGCTGATGATGGCGGCTGGCTGTGGCGGCACCGACCCCGGTGGCGGGGCTGCGCTGGTCGGGTTCAACACCAACACGAATCTGGCTGCCGGTAACTTCGTGACTATCACAAAGCCTGC